GCATCTCCTTCGGAGGCATCCATTCTCTCTCCAAGAGAGAGAGTCTGGGCATCTATATTATTTCAAATATAGGCATCTACATGCACTTAAAGCATCCACCCGGAGTAGCAAAGGTGGGCATATAGACTTAGCGTGGACTAGGCACTGAGTGCACCCCTGAGGGCTCCTTGCTAGATTCCATGAAAGAACACATCATTGAACGAGATACCACGGGGATGGCACTCGATCAGAAATTCTGTCACCAAAGGCAGAAACATCCATTTCATAGGAAATGGGCATCCTGAGATATTTCTCAGGAATTGGTAACTTGGGTAGCGCGAACCCAGAAACCACTTCGGATAGATTTAGCGTATAAGCCCAATCAGAATCCGGAATTGAAAAATGCACTTTAGCCCGTGCGGCCCTTTTTAGCCCCGTCACAACATCTCCATAATTGGAGGAAGACCAGGACTTTAAACCATACCAACCTTTAGGTACTTCGCCGATTATTCGGCGGTAAACGGTTTGAATAACGACCGCTGGGTTGGTGAACTCCTTCAGCTCGAAATCGATTGCGAGGTCTGGTATTTTTACTATTAATCGAGCCGGCGGTGTCGGAGCGCTTTCCGGAACCGCAGTCAGAATTGGAAACTGACGGGCTTCTGTTGACGTCAAGATCACCAACAGGAATATACCGGTAATTATCATCGGTTTTAACTTTGGGAACGAACTCCCAGCATCCACGATTACGTCGCGGGAAAATTTTATTTTTGACACTTTCGTTTGAGCATTCATTTTTCTTGATAACATGAGCACTTCCAGGTTGTTTTGTAATCTTCAGACACTCTTGCTCTGTTAAATGATAACAGAGCCATTTAAATTTTTTTTTATTAGCAAAACAACTGGGTAAACTTAACAAAGCACTCAATAAGTACATCGAAGACCTTCGAGTCTGACGGTAAGCACATAAAGAAGCGACTTTCTCACAAACTCGGGAATCTCGGAAATAGTAAATCACATCGAGCCATGAGGTATATAAATCGTCTAGGGCTTGGAATTGACAATCTCTCCTACCCATACGAATCAACAACTTCGCTGGGTTAGGAACGGCGATTACCTCTCGACCACCATCCGCAAGATCAACACTAACCAAAAATTTTGAACAAATAAAAGGTTGATTGTGCGGGAACTTCGCTTCAAAATTGAAAAGCGTCGTGAACAAATCCTCTGATCCTCTGGGCAATTCATTCACACTTCCAATCAAGGAATCATCACCAGAAGCTATAACAAAGGTGATATTGGGATCACATAAATCATAAACTCTTGCTAAACATATGAGGGTTACTAAAGTGTTACCCAGATAAGTATTAGCATCACCCGTTCGTCGTTGAAAATCAACGGAATAACCAATACCAGCTTCTCTATCAGTGATGTGTGATCGCTCGTGTGCAGTAAACCACATCTCCACAAACCCCGGAGGTAATTTCAAGCATTCAAAAATCTTTTCCTGCACTTTATGATGCAATTCACCTTGTGATTTGTCAAACTTTGAAAAATCGACTTCCTTAAACCATTTAGCCGCGTCGAATTTCTCAGCATCTAACGTGAAAAGTTGATGCCACTTCCCACTAGGAATATGAATTTTTGATTTCAAGACATAAAATAGTCTCGACATAGCACTCAAAAACAACGGTGAGGACTGCATCACGATACCCTTCTTATGATAAGTAATCGTGGCACAAAGCGGTCTTTCGAACTTCAACGAATTATCTTCAACAGGCTTCACAATCGTCTTCACCATGTGCATATACTTATCAAGAGAACACAATGGCAAAGGACCTTGGTATTCTTTAAGCGGAGGATTTTTTCCCAATAAATATTGATTAAAAAATTCCACTTCAATACCAGTCATAGGTTGAAGTCGTCTCAATCTTGGAAGATCAACCACGCGTGACAGAAATTTCTTCAAACAAGTGTTGACTTCCGCATCAAGATCAAAAGTGGATTGCAACTCTGGAATATTCATATTGCGCTTCTTCACTGCCAAAAGCGCTTCACGCTGTGTGTGAACGCGCCTGCTAGTGGCACCAGATTGTATCGCAGGAATAGCATAAGAATCTTGACCCTTAACGAAGTCTCTGAAATTCGAAGCATCAATCCAACACTTAGAGACTTCTAAGGAAATATCCTGCGTTTCCACTAAAGTTTGGAAGTATCTATCATCCATCTCATGATGAAATGGGAATATGTCGTCAATCGCCGCTTGAATGACCACTGGATCGCAGCCCTTATCGGTAGACTGAGGCTTGAATTTAGGTTTTGGTGGTTCTTCGCATTCAAACCGACTAGACCACACGGCATCAACAGCACCATCATTCCACATTATTTGATAATCAGCCGGCATATTGGACATTACGTCTTTTTGCATATCATCATTGATGGTCTCGTCGAATGACGTCTCAAGATCGTCGTAAAAATCCGATCCCGAGGTAACACTGGCCCAATGTTCATGACCTAGAAACGTTGCCGCGTGAATTTCCTCGCGCTCTTCAATAGGCAGGTACGCTTCCGGAGGGGGTTCATCGTCATCATCATCATAACGAATGAAAGTCGGTGTATATCCGTCATCATTGGGCTCGTCTTCGCAACCAAGTACTTCGCGGAAAACATCCGTAATACGGTCCAGCAAAACTTCACCACTCAGGTGGAACTTTAATACTGGTACCAAAATTCGGGAAAACATCCAAACTTGAAGATAGTTTGTAGCCACTGCTTCACTGATCTCAAAACATTGCTCAACATTGAACGTCGAGGCAAAGATCTTAATGTCACACAAATCAGAAAGAAGACAGTAAGCATCCATTGAGTTTCTATCGGGTATATACTCAGAAAACTGATTAATCCGGGTCGTGCGTAAAATAATACTGCACAATAC